CGGCAGGTATAAATATTAGGTGATCTCATTGGCCTCCTCCTCTACATCTACCGGAACGAGTGTCGCTCCTAGTGCGGTCTGCATATAGATCAGATTCCTTTTCATCTTCGCCCTCTCCCCCACTCTTGGCTGCATAGCCTTGACTATGAGATCGAGTTTCTCCTCTTCCGTATATTGCTTAGGCTGCTCAGACATTAGCTCCCTCCCCTCTTTTATCTTGATTAGATATAAGATTTAGTGGAACTGTTTCACACTCAATGACATCGAACACATCAAACTTTACCAAATCGCTATCGGGCAACTTGTATAGAACTTTATTGAGAGCAAACACCGCCTTTAGGTCGGTGTCTGCCTCGGTCACGAAACTTATCAGAACATTTTTCTTAGGCATTAGACTCCTCTTCCTCTCTCTTTATGTCGTTGATAGTTTTCTCTGGGATCTCCTTCCCTGGGATCCTCTCTCTAACCAACTCGAAGTTCATCACATCCCCCTCTAGGCGAAGTTGTATCTCTCAATAGACTCACGAACCTCGCTGAGTTTCTTAGGTGTCCAATGAAGATCACGCTCAACGGCGGGAGCTTGGAAGCGACCTTCGCCAAAGGTTGCGTTTTCTAACTCCGACCTGGAGAAGTAGCCAAGCTCGGTGTCAAATCCCTGAACTAGACCGAAGAATCTATCTTCGCCGTCAAACTCGATTGCGAACCAACGCCATCCATTATAAGGACTAAACCATTTGGCAACGACAACCGGATCGTCAATGTTCTCCTGCGAATAGAGCTTAGGTAATGCCTTCTCTATTTCCTTTGTAATGAACTTATGCCCACGCTTGGAATACATTTCTAATTCCTCTCTTTCTTTCTCTTATTGGTCACTCTAACCCATAGGAAGAGAGCAATAGTTAAGATAACTACCCAGCTCCAAAATTGTAGCCACGCCTTCCATCCTCCTAGGTGTATCCCGAAAAGTATGTCTATCACGGAAGATTCGCCTCCTCGGTTTCCTGCCACGCAATAAACCACTCTAACGATTTTACTTCCACCTCAAGCCTCTGTCTTGGATAGAGCCTTAAGACCTTCTCTAAAGCCTGTCCGGCACTATCAAAACCCTCGACATAGAAGTTGTCATCCTCGATCTCTACTGCCCAAGTGTCCTTCCCTCCTGGACTCACCGAGTAACCTATCTCATATATCCTAACCCTCATCTCTTCTCCTCTCTTTCATTAGCATTACCAGGATGAAGTGTAATAGAAGGATAATTTATCAAAATCGGGTCTATTGATAAGCTGCTGAATCTGATCAATAGTGTCCATCAAACTACCCCAATACCACCCATCTATATCAGTTCCGCCAAAGAAAAATCCCTCTTGGGGCGGTATCAAGTTAGGGTCTTTATTAGTGACCGCTAAGGTGCATAGTCTTACCAGTTCTCTCAATTTATCGTGAGATACATAGTATTCACGGCAATTATCATTACCCTCTTGGACATTATCTACGAACCATCCGTGTATTTGATTAGCCTTGCGCCAATAGGCAACAACAACGCTAACATTTGCGCCGTAGATACTCTCTCTATCGACAAGAGTATCAAGTCCAGCAGACTCAACCACTTTATCCCATTGTGGGAAAGTAGCCTCGGAATAGCGAGTTTCTGTGCTATCCAACTTACTCCAATCAATTTTCTCAATGTGCTTTCTTGCCTCAAGGTACATATCTAAACCCATTTTAGTCCTCCTCCTCCTTTATCGTATGAGCTTCATCTGCGCTTGAGAAGTCCACATCAAGCACATCAAGAGTCCACCGACTCCAGGGAATCTGTCTAGCCTTCTCGCTCGCCTCTTGCTCATCTTTCGCTTCCACCCTGATATAAGGGAAAGCATTAACGCAATAAGTGACTAAGTATCTCATTACTTGCTCACTTCCTCTCTCTTAGGGGAATCGGTAATAATCTCCTCCGTGTCACTTATGTCAAAAACGTGCCGCCAAGAGAATCTAAGATTCTCCTGGTCCTCATCGGTAGTCAATGGAATTAGGATCGCAATACCCTTGCTACCCTTCCGAACCGTCCGTCCTAATTCTCGCCAAGTCTGAAAGCCAGCGCAATTAGTGGCGTCAGGGCGTTGGGATAATATCATTAGCGCATTACTAGGGGAAAAGTTCTCTAGTAATCTATTAGGTGGCTTTATTCCCTTTGACTTCATCGCTTCCACCCCATCACGGAGGGAAGTTATGAATCTAGCTTTATCCTCTCTCGATCTTGCCATTTATCCTCTTCCTCTCTCTTCCTCTCTCTAGCCCTATGCTAGGGAGATACCATAGGGGAGAGGATAGCAGACACTCTCCCCCATAATAAAGCTCTAGCATAACGCGGCTATTCTCTCTACCACCTGCTGATAAGTAGCCTCTCCCCGTAAGTAGGAGCGTATGATCGCGCTAGCCTCCTCCTCTTGATTTATCGTTTCAAGTATTAGATCGGGTAGCGTTAGCAGTTCACCAGATAGACATAGAATAAGATCCTCAATTCTCATCACCTAGCCTCCTCCTCCTCTTTCCTCTTGTGTTGCTCCCTCAAAGCCTCCCGTCTAGCGATCTTTGACTCGTAATACCAGCAGTCGCCACATATAGCAAAGATCTTGCGTCCTACTTGATGGGCTAGGTAGGCCTCATCACAACCACATAGATTACAATTCGCCATCTTGCTCCTCATCTCTCTTGCTCCTCATCTCTCAAGATGGCTATTGGCTCGGTGTAGAAGCTCTATCCCGTTAGCCAATCTTCTTAGCCTCTTAAACTCTTTAGGCGTGACGATTATAGGTAGGCTCTCTGCCTCTCCCTTATAGGCACTAATCGCACCCTCTCCCTCATAACCCTCTTCTATCCACGATCTAGCGGAACCGCCGGCATCAACCCTTAGCCATCCTCTACGCGGGTTACCGTTCGCGTCATTGGTAGTCTTAATTCTGATCAACATATCTTGCTCCTCTCCTATCGTAAGGTCTAGCGATAGGCTACCACCTAGGGTCTATGCCCTAGGTGATAGTCCAGCTCTAGGCCTTACGCATTGGCATTAAGAGAGCCCGCCATCCCTCCCCTAGGTCTATGGCCATCGCTTTATTCTCGCCATAGAATCTAACTCTTACTGCAATACCCTTGCCCGCTATCTTAGAATAATCGGCGAATAGGGCAGGGTTGAATTGGATCATCGGGATAGCCACCGTTTCACCAGTAGGGAATATATGCTCATAGGGAGGGAAAGCTCCATCGCACGCGTTAAGCGTTAGGCTATCGCCACCGATCGCCACCGATACTAGCCCGCCATTCTCCAGATGATTGATTGTCACGGGTAGAGGGAATCTACCCTTATCCTTGATGAGTGAGAGGATCCTCTTAATATCGCTCAAGCGTATCAGGACTGGATCGAGCTTACCCTCTCCTACTCTCTTACCCTCGATCAATCGGTAGCGATCGGTAGCGACCGCATAGATATTGCCATCCTCTACCCCCATTAACACCGAATTGAGGATCGGCGATTCCTCTCCCTTGTGAGCGTGCGTGCTAACTCCAGTTAGCAATTCCACAAGATCATTACTTCTTACGGTGGCGCTATTGATCGCCACGCTTATCATCGTTTCACTCATTACTTATCCTATCTTTCTCCTAGTTTAGGACTAGGCTACCACCTAGGGTCTATGCCCTAGGTGATAGTCCAGCTCTAACCAACTTCAACCCATCGACAAGCAACACGGAGCAAGTTATCGTAATCGCCCGCCATAGACTCACTCAGATATTGGTCGATCTCTTCATTACTAGCACCTGCTCTCTTAATTGCAGACTTGACCGCTCCCATAATGGCGAAAGCGTTCCCATCGTTACCGGTCAACTGGACCCTCGTATCGAACTTAGGCATTGGCTCACCCTATCTTTCCCCTAGTTTAGGACTAGGCCACCACCTAGGGAATACCCCCTAGGTGATAGTCCAGCTCTAACCCCTAGCCCTAACGACTAGGCCATCGCCTAGGGAATACCCCTAGGCGATAGTCCAGCAATTAGGAACAAGCACCCACAAAGCGATTACGATCGAATCGCGGGTTGTCATTCTCTAGGTAATCTGCTATTACATCAATAGCCCGATCTAGGGGGATCGCATCAGGGAATGTCCCTTTAACTTCTTTCAATGCTCCAGCGATCAGGTTATAGTCTTTTCGCGTTAGTGTCATTGGTTTCTCCTATCGGTAGGGTTAGGGCTACCGATGGGGGAGAGTGTGCCATAGTTCCGGCGGATCTGGTAGAGCTTTAACCGGAATTTTCCATAACTCTTTCATAACAAAATTATCCACAGGTTATCCACAGACACGCCCGAACGCGTGGGTAGATAGTAGATTGAGAGCTTAGGCGCAGGGATCGAGAGGATGGACCAGGGAGATCGAGAGGGTTATTTAGGCGATAGGTTAGGGAGAGAATAGCGCCGATGGGGTAGGTCGCCATAGATCAATAACTCAAGAGAGCGGATCTATCCTCGAAATAGTGGAGAGAGTCCAGGGAGAGAGTCCAGAAGATGGGAAAACCGGACCCGAGGATACTAAACCCGCCCGCGGGTCTACCTATACTCCCCTGTAAAAAATCTTTGCTAAGGTTGACGCCCGATTTATATAGATATTTCTGTGATTTTAGTCACAAATAAAAGATTTTTTGAAAAAAAGCGGGAAATGGATATTTTTTCCCGCCTTATATAATATATACAAGGCAGTAAGCGGAAGGTAATAGCTTACTGCAGGCTACGCTGACGCTACGCCCATAGGGGCTGTAGTGTCCTTACCCCTCACTTCGCCTTAGCTCGTTCGGGCGCCAAGCCCGATAAGAGGTGCAAGGGCACCTCATTTAGTCGGGTGTAATCTATCAAAAATTTAGGAGCCTGATATGGCAGCAATAACTAGAGGTGGACCAAGAGGCAGTATTACGGAGTACCGTAAAGCCCTAACTTCCCGTAGAGGCGAGCCTGTTAAGAATTTGAAGAAAGTAACTACCCTAGTCGGTACCATTGCTATCAACGCTATACCTGCTGGAAGAGCAGCCTCTCTGGTTGCTAAGACTGTAGCTCGTGGCAAGGCCACCAAGATTACCTCTGGTGGAGCAGTTACAAAGACCAGAAACTTTACCCAAGGCAAGAATGCTAAGATTACAAATACCCCTCCTAAGAAGAGCAAGGTAGGTTCTTATTCTCCTATTAAGGGAACTAAGACCGAAGTTACTTACGGGACTAGAAAAATCAGTCCTAAGCAACAGGCTTGGAGCCAGAGCGGTCTAGCTACCATATCTAAGTCTAAACAAGGCTTAGCAGCCGCTAAAGCGGGAACTGCTGGAGCATATATTTCTAAGCAAGAAGCCTCCAAGAAAAAGGCTGCTAAGAAAAAGAAAAGTTGATGAGTAATAACACTGCTGATATAGCAAAACGGGTAATCCTAAATGCTGTAGCAGAGGGTATGACCATAGAGACAGCCTGCGGTGAAGCAGGCAAGTCTATGAAGACCTATGAGTACTACCGTAGATCCGATAAGGTCTTTGCCGATAAGGTTGATAGGACCCGTCTAGGGTTAAAGTCAAAGAACTTCGCGGCTACCGATGTCCACGACCTCGGCTTCGCCGAGTTCCGTCAGAAGTTCCTACATCAGCACACCTTCCCGCACCAACAGAACCTGATTGATGTCATAGAAGGTAGACAGCCTTCGTGGTATCACCCTGCTATGAAGTATGAGAAGGGTATCACAGATAACCGCATACTCATCAACATCCCTCCCAACCACGCCAAGTCGATCACCATTACCGTAGATTATGTCACTTGGAAGATAGTCCAGAACCCTAACTTCAGGGTCTTGATAGTGTCCCAGACCCAACAGCTCGCAGCGGATTTCCTGTATGCCATAAAGCAGAGGCTCACCCATCCGATGTATGAAGCCCTACAGCAGGCCTATGCCGCAGGCGTCGGATTCAATACCAAGACGACCTCTTGGCAGGCCACCCGTGTCACCTTCGGCGAGGAGCTACGTGAGTCATCCGAGAAGGACCCCAACCTAGAGGCTGTCGGTATAGGCGGTCAGATATACGGCAAACGCGCTGATATGATCATCTTAGATGACGCTGTGACCCTGAAGAATGCCAATGAGTTTGAGAAGCAGATTAGATGGCTTACCCAAGATGTTAGGTCCCGTCTTAACCCTACCGGTAAGTTAATTGTTATCGGGACCCGCGTTGCCTCTGTGGACCTATACAAGGAACTACGCAACATTGACAGATATCCTGGCGGTATCATCCCTTGGACCTATCTGGGTATGCCAGCCTTGCTTGAGGTCGACGAGGACCATTCCAAGTGGGTGACTCTCTGGCCTTACTCGGACCAGCCTTTCGATGGGCAGAAGGATTCCGATAGGAACAAAGAGGGTCTATACCCCCGTTGGAACGGCAAGCATCTCTATGCGGAACGTCAGGCTATGGACGCTCAGACTTGGGCCTTGGTTTATCAACAGCAAGATGTCTCGGATGATGCCACCTTCGACCCGATATGCGTCAAGGGTAGCATTGATGGGATGCGTAGGGCGGGTCGCTTGGTCCCAGGACATCCTGGACACCCTCGTGACCTTAATGGCTTTTCTTTTGTCTGTGGCCTCGATCCCGCGATGGTCGGTGACACCGCCGCTGTCTGCTATGCAGTTGACCGCACCTCTCATAAGAGATATATCGTAGATGCTATCAAGGTTACGCGCCCGACACCTGCCACCATAAGACAGTTAATAATTGATTGGACCAACCTCTACACCCCAGCAGAATGGGTGGTCGAGAAGAACGCCTTCCAGTCCTTCCTCACCCAGGATGAGGGCATCAGGTCCTTCCTTGCGACCAAGGGGACCATCCTTAGGGAGCACCATACTGGAAGCAACAAATGGGATTCAGGATTCGGTGTGGCCTCTATGTCTACCTTATTTGGAACCAAGCAACCCGATGGTAAGCACCATAGGGATAATCTCATCCATCTGCCATCAGACCAGACCGAGAACATCAAGGCTTTGATAGAACAGCTTATCACTTGGTCGCCTACCACCAAGGGTAAGACCGATATGGTGATGGCGCT